GTTCAACAGCATGAAGCCATGACCAACGAAGAGCGCAGGGCGAAGACCGAAGCAGACAGGCTCGAAGAAAAAAAAGCGCGTGAAGCACAACGGCTCAAGGCCGCTGAGGGCAACGCTACTCTTCCTCAGTTTCAACAGAACCCGGAATAGGTAAGTTCCAAAACTTGCGCGAGCACCAATCAGCGAGCACGAAAAGCCCCTCGAAGATAGCAACTGCTATCAAAAAGAACAATATCGAAGTCGGGAAAAAAAGTATTCCAAGCGTTCCCGATTCCATCAAGTGCGCCTCGCAATAATATCGTCAATGCGGAGGATTGAGCATGCAACCTCAGTCGCTGACTTGATGATTTGCTCAACAAGCGCGGCAGGTTCCCACACTCCATGCTCAATGCCTGTCTCAGCGATGCTACCAACGCCTTCAAAGTCAATGTAAAGACCCATGTCTGCTGACACTGAACGCAATTCCATGACAACATCGAGTGCATCCATACCAGCGTTGCTGGCGATAGCGGCAGGGATGATTTCAAGTGCATCAGCGAAGGCTTCCATGCACATACGCTCGCGCGCTGAGGATTGACGCTCAAGTGTGGCATGGTTGCGAACAGACATAGCCAACTTGGAAAGCACTGCACCACCGCCGGGGTAAAGTCGCTGGTCCTTCATGTAAAGACATGCCACACCAAGCGCATCATCAAATGCTCGCTCGTACTCGTCAAGGGTTTGCCTTGTAGCGCCACGAACAATCATGGTTATGCTATCACTTTCTTTACTCTCGATTGAAACATAGTCAAGGTCGCCGATTCTTAACGAAGACACTTTACCTTCAATGCGCGGGGCTTCATCCTCTGTAAATTCAGTAATGCGATGATGGATAGGCACGCCGATGATTCTCGAAACGCCGTCAATGTCACTTTGTTGCACGCGACTAACAACTCCGATTTCCATCATGTCAAGATGCTTGGCAACTGCTTCGTGGATTCCGTCACGAACCATGACAACATCACACATCTCAGCAATCTTGTGCGCAACATTGCTCAGTATTTGCATCTCTTGCTGTCGAATGGATTCAAGTTGAGCAGGGTCTTGGATTTGCATTTGCACATCTTCGTAGTTGAACCCGTCAAGCCCACCGTCAAGGAGCAACACGCGCGGATTCTCTTTGCCAGCAAAGTCGGGATTGACAAACATCTTGTTGAGGACGAGTCCACGATGGAGGTACGAGTCTGTCATATCTCCACCCGCTTGAGTCAAGGTACGAACGCGGTCAAGGTTACCATCCACGGCAAGCGCGGCCTTCTCGACAAGTTGTGCGGCGAATCCAAGAGCAGACTCGGATGCTTTACCGCGCAATGCAGTTGCGGCAACATGGCATATCTCAACATCAGTGTCGCCCGAAGGCATGCTCTCAAGAGCAACTCTTGACGACTTGTTGAAGGCGCGCACGATTGTTTGCGGGTGGATGCCACGCGCAAGCAGTCCTTCGCTCAGCGCAAGCATTTGACCTGCAAGAACAACAACGCTTGTCGTACCGTCTTTGCATACTTCTTCTTGTGTTTGACTCGCTTGAACCATCATTTGCGCACCGGGGTGTGCAGTCTCAAGTTCTCGGAGGATTGTGATACCATCGTTGGTCACAATTGTTTCTCCGCGTTCGTCAACAAGCATCTTGTCCATACCAGCAGGGCCAAGCGTTGACCTTACTGTTTCAGCGACCTGCACTGCGGCTCGTATGTTACTCATTTGGGCTTCTCTTCCAGTTTTTCTTTCTTCTGTCATGTGGGGTTCACCATCCTATGTGGTATTCTTCAATCAAACCTGTCTCTTCATTACGGCCTTTCACAAAGCCTTCGTTTCTTCCATGAAGAAACAAGTCATGATTGAGTTTGCAGTCTGCTATGCAGTATTTGATAACCTCAGCGTATCGCCCTTCTTTCCAAGCGACGGGCGCGTCTGCTGAGTCCATAATTTCCTTTCCTTTACCGAGTGTATGCTTGCACAACGAATTAAGGTGGTGGCTTTTGCCACACGCGCTTCTCAGCGACCAAGAAGTATCGACCATGCTATCCTTCTTGTTGAGAAGAACACCAGCATAGTGCATGTCAAGCGCGTCTCGGAGAACGGGTAAGTCGAAGCCTCGGATGTTGTGTCCAACCACGATACCTCCCTCGTCAACATGCTTCTTGAGGTGCTCACCAAGTTCACGGGGATGGAGAGGGTGCATGTGCGCGTCTGCTACAATTACATCGTCAGCCTTGCTAAACACATGTGCTTCTTCACCATCCCATGTAGCCACAACTGTTGGCTCAAACAGGTGAGTGTTTCCCCACCCTCCAATCTCATGAGAGAAATTAGCCGTTTCAATATCAAGTGCCATTACTTTATTGCTCATACTCAATCCTCCTTGAAACGGACATACACAGAGTTGCCGACACGGTAGGTGGTGAAAAGACCTTCCACATCTTTGAACCGCTTGTAAACAGTCGGCTTGCTCTTTCCGAGTTGGTTAGCGTATCGGTCAAACATGTCGTTCTTGAGAACCCAACCGCTACCTCTACCTTCAATGTCACTGCTCTTGCAGGCTTTGAAAGCGTTGCTCCATTCATCTTTGCGCGCGGCTTTCTCAGCGGCTTTGGCTCCAACCTCAACTTCGGACTCAAGCCAAAGAACAAGTTGTTCGTAAATGTCGTAAAGAATTTCAGTTGCCATCTCAACATCGTCGCCAGTGACTTTCCACTCACCGTCAACAGGTGTATCGTCGCGCATCACTCTCATCAAAGCAAGGTGTGTTGCGAAAACAACAGTGTAGTTGAGGATGTTGGGGATGAAAGAACAAACAACATCCGACAAATGCTTCTCCATGCCGCGAACCAGTGTGTAGTATTCTTCGACGGAAGCGAGCACTTGAGGCTCAAAGGAAGCGTCGATGGTAAACATCTCCTGCATGCAACCTCGCGCAACCTCTTCCTTTCCAGCAGGAGTGAGTCCTTCCCATGCATCTTCCGTCATGTTTGAAAGAAGCAAGAGGCGCTCTTGGGTTTTGATTTTGATTTCTTTGAAGTGGACTGCAATATCATCGAGTGATTGCACTTCAGTCAACTTGTTCTTGAAAACACCAGCCATCCTGCGCTCCGATACCATTTGTCGCATGTCATCGCTCCACGGTCTGTAAAGCAGCAAAACACGCTGGAACAATCCTTTGGTCAAAACATACTCTTTCACTCCACTCGGAGGGAATGATGTAATCCAAAATGATACGCGGGATTCTGTTTCCACTTTACCGTTCTTCATGTGTTTAGTCAAGGTATTACTGTGACTTCCGACAGGATTCATCGCTTGTTGTAGGTACAAGATAACTTCCGAAAAGAATTGCTTAGGGTTGGATTGAAGAAGGATTGAACCTTCATCAAAATTCAAGCACTTGTTACCGCCAAGCAACCCTTCGTTCTGCACAAGTTCGTATCCTCCATCGCCGTCACTCACTGAGTCAATTGACCCTATTAGCGCGCTGTCTGTTCCACTTGTGAACATGTCAATGTTCAATCCTGCTTTGTCTGCTACTTCGCCTGTAAATTCCCAAGCGATTGACTTACCGGACCGCGTTGCTTGAATCCAAAACACATGGATTCTTGGGTCAAGTGCCGAAGCCCATACGGGGATTCGCACATAGTCAACAAGGGCTTGCCCTTGTAGGTAGAAGAAGGAAATGAGGCCGGGGACTTCGTTGAAAAACGAGGTCGTCCGAAATCTCTCAAGGTATTCCTTCATCATCGGGTATTCTTTCACTGCGGTGTACTGGTTCCATTGTCTTTGGGGCATATTTTCTGTCTCCTTTGGGGGGCGGATGACTCTTGGGGTATGGTGGTCAGCCTATAACCATTTCTTGTTTTATCAATTATCACTATGTTGTTATAAGGATAAAAGATTGTCTTTTTACAGAGAGTAATCATAATAATCACTTCTCTATGCGAACTTCTTGTTCGCTTGTGAGCACTTGCGTAACTCTGTTGCGCAACACCTTCCCCATACGGGGAACATCGCGCAAACAATCTCCACATGCGGCTTCTTCAATAGAACCACATGCTTTGAGGATAGCGTCAACCATATCGGGGCCGATGCCGGGTATTGTTATCAACATATCAGCGCGTACATCGTTTGTACTAACGCGGCGTACTGCTTGCGCTCCATGCCGACTTGCTTTTTTGTAGGTTTTCTCATGAAGGGCGACCATGAAAGCCGCCGCTTCACTTGCGTTGGGTGCTCGATAGATGAGGCAACCGAAATCGGCAACCACTCGACCGAGGAATCCAGTCATTTGCTTAAGGGCTTGACTGGCTGTTATTGTTGAACCACGGTCGCGCGCTCTGCGGACATAACCTGCTATGTCTCCCCATATCACTAAACCGTAGTTCCCATCATTAGCGTCCATGTTATCCAACTGACGCATGAGGTGTCCTGTTCTCATGGATGAGAAGAGGTCGTCAACGCTCTTGGCTTCGATGAGCCAGTCACCACATTTGTAATCTCCATTGATGAGTTTTTGTCTCAACACATCAATACGGGGAGAGCGTGATTTCGCGCGTCGCTCAAGTGCTGAAACAAGAGAGCCACGCTCGTTGGTGTCAATAATGAGAGGTGGTTTCATTTAACCAATCTCCAAACTTTAACATCGTAATTCTGCCCGTGACCAGTATCATCAATCACGCGCTCTTCGCCTGCTTCCGCAAATTCCTTTGACCTGCTGAGTAAGTTGCCTAAACTCGGCATACTTGGGGCAGTGCGAGGCCATCGTTCTTTGAGAGTGTAGTATAAATTAGCGGTGTTCATATCTCCTTCTTTGAGAATCTTGATTATGCGATTTATCGTTATAATGTTTCGTCGCTTCTTCATTGACCCACCTCGAACTCTCCTGTCCCATCCCATAATTGACAGCGACCGACACAAAGACCTTTCCCAATCAAACTTTCACAGCGTTCCATGTATCCTCCATCAACGATGGAGCGTATTTGATACTCGGTGACAGAGGGGTCGTAGTCAGCCCACTGAAGCGTCTTGATGAAATTATGAAGGGTCAACATGTGCTTCTCTCTCATCTGCACAGTGGTTCGTTGAACAGGAAGGAAGTTTCGCAATCGCGATGCAAGGTAAATTGCAAGACTCGCGCGACTGATATGCGGAGGGTTGCTACCGACTTGGCAAGCAGACTCCATGAGGCATGGAAGAATCTTGATGCCCCCCATCTTGACAGTATCGAACTCGACTGGTTCGCCTGTGACTTTGAATTGGCTTTTCTTCACTTCGGATACTGGCAAATTAACACCCTTTGTTCCATAGAAGAAAGCAGTGTTGCGTGGCTCTTGAGCCATGTCACATATCTGCTCCCATGACAAAGTAAGCAACTCGTTACTTTCAAGCGGAATGCTCCATCGGAGCACATGTTGTTTAGCGTTGTAAGAGTTGGGGACTCGTATGACTCGCGCCATGTCAAATGGAACGGTCGGGTCCATGCAATACAATTCCATGTCTTTCTTCCACTTGTTGATGACTTTCTTCCCTGCCGCTTTAATGTGAGACACTTGCGCACCAGTGGATGGGAGATGAGTCTTGTCAAGGGAAATCCAAATGTGAAATCCATTGCCGCTAAACCAAACACCGTGGTTGATGTTTTCTTCCAGCAGGTATGCTTGGAGACGACGAACTTGCTCAACAACCTCATCGCCGTCAACCTCAACCATGTTGCTCCCTTTGCGGTACTTCTTGTCAAAGTCCAGCACGAAGTTGCTGACAACAGCGGTGTTGTATTCCGCGCGCCGTCCGTTAGGCTTCAATGCTCGGAAGCCATAAACCGACATGTAAGCGCACTGCGAGTTTTCAAGGCTCTTCCAGTATCTTTCAAACTCACTTTGGTTGTGAACAATTTTTCGGAATAGACCGACTTCTTTAGGAAAGTCGAACTTAAGGGGTTTCATCGGTATCAAACCTCATTCCAGCAGTGACAGCAAACTCAAGCACCTTGTCGATGCAAGAGAAACAAACAGCGCGCTTTGCATATCGCATTGCTATACCACCCTTGTCCCATCCACACAGTTCACACAGTCTTCCGTTCATTCGCTCACCTCTATTGCATACTTCGGACATAGTTCAAGGTAGTTGCAATATCCACACTTGAAATCTTGCTTCGTTGGAGGGAAGTGATTGTCAAGATACATCTTGATGAGGTCATTGAGGCGCTTCATCATTGCACGCTCACTGACTTTCTTGACAGGTTCAATCATCCAATGGTCGGCGGCTGAATATCGCCACCCCCAATGGGTGACAGGTCTGTCAATGCCGCGCTCCTGTAAGTAAGCACTGTCGCAGTTTTCAATCAAGAATTTGTAGTAGGCCATTTCTTTCCTCATCTCCGTCGCTTTGTTATCCTTCCACTTACCCGTCTTCAACTCATAGAGCATGAGTCCACCATCTTCCGCTTCAAACACACGGTCAATGATGCCGACAAACTGCACAGGAACTATACCGTAGCCCACAATATCCATGTCAATCTTCACTTCAATACGAACTTCGTTCGCAAGGGGCATTGGATTCTTAGGGTTCATCTTCATACGCGCGTTCTCAAACTCCATCAGCCATTTCATGTTTCGGTAGTAATCCTCATGATAGAAGGGGAAGTCTTTGTTCTCTGCGCGACGATTCTCAATGATTGTTTTCTCAGTTGGAATCATCTTCGTAAGGTATTCGCTCATGTCTGCCTTGTTCTTAGCAAGGTGTTTGATAGTCTTAATCAAATGTGGCTTTTTCTCAATGTGTTGATAGAAGAGGTCAAGTCCGTTGTGAACATCGTCACCAAGAACAAGATGCTTGACCAAGCCTTGTGGCTTGCGGTAGTTTTGTTCAAGCCACATCTGTTGTACGCACCACCCAATCGAACCAGCGGTTGATTTACTGATGCGGATGATGATACCATCTTTACCCATTTCGGGAGTCCAGCAGTAGGATGAACCATCGTCGTAAATCTTAGCAGTCATTGAATCGCCCCCTCTTTTCTTTCAACACTGTATTCCTTGTAGCATTTACCACAAAGGCGCACCGTGAGTTTGCTGTGTTGAGGGAGGAAGCGTAGTGGTTTGGTCTTCTGCTTATCAACCCACAGGAGAGTCCCCTCTTCGTTGGCTCGTTGAAGATTATTGACGAGCCATTCTTCATCTTCGTGAGGCCGGAAGCATGATTCGCATTGAAGGTGCGTGCAAATTTCACTGTCACAGTCGCCCACTTGGTGAGTCTCACCTACGCCTTCGCCACCATCACACCAACAGTCACAGCCGTCATCCGAGCGATGACCGCATTCCAATGCGGGGTTTTGGTAATCGTCAAACGCGCCCCAGTTCATTCCGGGTGGATAATTATCCATGAAACGCACCTCCGCCTTCGCCTCGGTCCATTTCACGCGACATGTTCCTCAATGCAATTTGCTTTGAGCGCTTGATACTTTCAGTATTAACCATGTAGAGTTCTTCATCAAGATTCGGCGTTCTTATTTTAACGACAGTGGCTTGAGGAATGAGGGTGTAGTAGTCATCCCCTCCTGTGTTTGTCTTTACCCCAAGATAGTCGCTGAATAGCGCATCTCCGAAAAAGAGTTCACCTGTCAGTTGCTTGACTTCTTTGGTTCCTGTTTCAAAATAATCAATCACGACTTGCATTCAATCACCCCTCAATGTTTTAGTGATGCGTCTCTGCTTTTTGTGGCAATGCAAACACACTCCAGTTAGAGGATGTACCGCGTTCACAATTTTTGAGCATTTTTTGCATCTTCGATTCATGACTGTCCCACCTTTGTTGGCACATGCAGTCTATTGATGAGAGGCAGTTCGGGGAACATGTCTTGCAGTTCACTGATAGCGCGGGCTAACTTCGCAGTGTCCGTTGCGTTTGCGTAATCTACATCAAGTTGGTCGTTGAGGTCTTGAACGAGTTCTTCAAGTTCAATGATTCGGGCTTCAAGTTCTTTTTGTTTTTGTTCTGTTTTTGTCATGGTAATCACCAATATGTTGCAGGTCGGGGTGCTCCCATTGCGGCTTCAAGGTCCCAACCTAAGACCTTGAACATTGCTTTGATTTTGTTTTGAACGAGTTTTTCAATGACTGCTTTCTTGTCAATCTCAAACCCATCCAAGTCTTGTTCTTCACGATAGGCGGCATATTTTGTAGGAGGTTTCCCAATAGGAGGATGAGAAACATACAGGTATGCGACTGAATTGCCTTTCACGAATGCATCGCGTTCATCTTTGACGATGTGTTCATTGTAGTATTGTGCTCCTTGCGCGGCAGGAGTTTTAGAAGGGAACACGCCTATGCGTGTCCATTGGGTTATCTCCTTCAAGTCGTATTCACCACGACGGAGCGGCTTGACCATCTTAAGGACGGCTTCACGCACATCACCTTCGGAGGCTCCTGTGCAGATGAGTTCGAGCACAGTGCGTTCAGCACGCTTGCTGATAGGTGCTTTGCCGCTCCCCTTCATCAGTTGAGCGTTCTTCCATTTGCCTTTATCGGCTTCGGGATATGACACGATACCTGCATAGCGGTTGTTTGTCTCCAAATACCAATAGTCCATGTAAGCCTCAAGTTCCGCGAACAACTTTTTGTTCCCGGTCTGTTCTTGGACAACATCAGTCACGCGCTTTGCCAAACGCTCTGCATCTTCAAGAGGTACTTGAATGAAAGCAGAGTCGGTGAATCCGTAAATCACATTGTACCCCATGTCGGTAGCAACGGTGTCAAGAAGGGCGATGCATCTGCGACCCTCGGAGAGAATCGTTTCAGCAAGGTCCATGTCAGCCCAACCGTATCCAGCGTGCGCGGTTAATCCATATAGTGACGCCATGACGCGTTTTACTGCCGACTGTGTTGTGTTCCATGCGGCTCGCCCTTGCTTTGTTTTAGCGTCGCGCATGTTCTGTTTGCATACATCACGGTAGTCAAACAAGTAGTCAACGATGGTAGGAAGTATGCCCTTCTCACCTTGATACCAGTAAGTACCGTTCTCCATTCGCAGAACATCTTCGCCCGGTCCGTCACGCTTGGTAGTCCAGCAGAGGTTGTAGCCTGTCATGAGTGATGGGTACAGTCCTTTGTAATCCAGCACTGCGACATTCTCGTAAAGGCCGTTATCTTTCTTGATGAACTCAGCGCCCTTGAGGTCCTCTCGCTGAGCATTATATCGAGACGGGGCTTTCAATCCTGTTCGTCGGGAAATCAAACCGCGTGCAAAGTTCGTGACATTGGATACTGAACTCAGCGACACGCCTGTTAGACGCACCATCTCGACAAAGAAGTCGGTCACATTGCGCGCTTCATCAATACCACGAAGCAGAACGGTGTCAAGCAAACAGTAGTCAACAAACTCGGACCAATACTCATACCAGCCGTTGTGGACTGTCATGCCGTCAATCTCTTCGGTGAGTTTTGAACCAAGACCAAGCGTCTCTGCGATAGTATTCAACTTGAGGTTAGGTAGTTGACCACCACCACTGTCTTTCCACACGCGCTCGAAGCCTGTGCCGCTTCCTTCGGGAGCGGCGGTGTCAAACTGCCAGCGACCAGCAATAGGTTGAGCGTCGTATCGGTATCTCCCGCCCTTCTTTGGGTATCGGATAACACCGAGAGGACTCAACTTAGACGCGCCACCATGACCGTAAATCTTGTCAAGGCGTTCAATCATGTGGGGTATGTCAAAGAAGGTTCCCGCGTGAGCAATCATCATGTCGGGGTCGCGCTCTTGTAAGAACTCAATGAAGCCATCATACATTTCCTTCTCGGATTTGAACAACTTCAAATGATATTCTGTGTCACGAACTTTTTTGTTCATTGTGCCTTGAGGACTCAATCTGTTGAGGTGCGGACAGTTGGTGCGTTCGTCAGCCCATGCAAAGACAACGGGTGTGTCAAGGTCGGAGTCAATGACAGCGATGACAGTCGTAAAGTTGTCATCGCCTGTGTCACATTCAATATCATACCACCACTTGCGCGGCTTCCACTTTGGCATTTCAGCAACATTGTTGATGAGGTATTGGTCGGGGAAGTACACATCAGCCTCGTAGGTTTTTGTGAAACCCATAGCCATGTTGCGTATGTCATAAGGTGAGTCAGCCTCAACCTTCAGCAACTTCGTCTTATCAAGAGCAGTGAATGTCTCGCCTTCAACTATTTGCGCAGTAGGGAAACTGCGAAGCATTTTCTTGATTCGATATTCCGGCGTGTGTGCAGGAAGGAAGAAGTGGGGTCTGTAATCCAACTGACGGTGTTCAAACAAGGCTCTGCTTTCTCCACCGCGCCATCTTGTATAGACAGTAGGTGGTCCATCGTCGTGATAAATCGCATCGACAATCATTGGTCAACACCTTCTTGGTGCTTGAGGATAAGCATGCAGTCCACTTCTTGGTGCTTGAGGATGAGAGCACTCTCTTTCCCAATGAAGAACTCAACATCACCACTGCCCATAACTCTCAATAGTTTAGGAAGAACTGACGAGAAGACAGTTTCAATCTTATCGAAGACGGGCGAACAGTCAACATCAATGACCCTGCTCATGCGAGCACCGCGCGCACTTCCGACGGTCACGGTCATCTCTTGTGTGTGCATGCTGATACGAACAGGTGCATCTTTGGAAGTTGCTTTGGTCATAGCGTCAAGACCATGCAGGTCACTCATGGTTAGAGTTCCGCGACATTGTATATCAGCGCGCCCTAACTTCTTGTAGCCGCTCTTCTCGAATCCTGAGATTGCAAACCTTGCTCGCGCAACAGTTAGATTGGATAGAACTTCAGTGTAGGTAGGAGTGCTGTATTGGTCGTTTTCATTGACCAATGTCAGCACGCCTCCTACATGTCGAATGCTTGTGACAGCCCCTTTGCACGCCTTGAGGAAAGCGTTCACCTTGTCAAGTTGAGGGATGAACACATCACCCATGTTGTATGTATCTCCCATGTTCACAACGATTGATTTGTGAACATAGTGGGTATCAACATCAGCCCAACCTGTCAACTTCATGTCTTTGATTTGACAGAAGAGGTCATTGACGCCTTCACCGAAGCCGGAAATAAACCCGCGCAACAAATCTGTGTTGAAACTCGCTTGAGCCAGCGTCATTCGTATGCCTCCCCATTCAGCGTCATGTAAATCGCAATGCAATCTTCGCAAATAGGCGCATCGGAGTCGTCACCCACAGATGCGTAGTCGCCTATCGCTCCGCAGAGTCTTGGTTTCAGTAGTCCTTTAATGTGAATCACCTTTTGTTTCTTCATCTTTTTCACCTCTCGGTACATATCGCAAACACACGCAGTCGTAAAAGAAAATGACTTCTTCTCCTTCCTTCATCATGCGTTCTTGGACCGCGCCACCGCCTGCACATTGCGTGCATTTCGGGTCGGGGACCACTTGCCAGTCAATGAAAATGCAATCGCATGGGTGGTTGACGAACTCAACATCAACACACTCCCCTTCGTAGTTCCGAACGGGTTGTTCAATGATGTATTCACCAGTACCTCCACAGGCATTGCAGTCGGGGTTCGCTTCGTAGCACGGATTGTCTTCAAGACTTCTCCCTGTGGCATTGTTGTGCGCAGGTGTCCCTGTGGTTTTCCAAGCCATCAAACTTCACCCTCTCGTAGTTCCGGTAGTCCAAACCACTGAGGCGCTTCGTCCTTCTTCGTCACCATGATGGTGCGTCGTTGGTCAAGCAAGTTAGGGTTGGTCTTGATTTTAACGAACTCAACTTCGTAGCGTGTCTCACCTGTTGGTGAGTTATCTTCACCGCGCACTTTCTTCTTGTGGAAGTAGAGGATTTGGTTGAGGTAGTTCGCAGTGTGCTTTTCCCATGATGGTTTCTTACCAATCACATTGCCACTCTTGTCTTGCAGTTCCTTGAAGTGAGTCTCAAAGTAAACATTCACGCCGAGGGACATGAGCGTCCGAGCGATGGTGGTGAGTTGGTGGAAACGCGTAGTACGAATCTGCCAGTTGAAGCGGAGTCCGACTTGCTCATGAGGCTTAACCTTCGCACCAATGCCATCGGGTGCAGTACCCAAGTCTTCGATGAACATGCAGTTCTTAGCGACTTCATCCCAAAGGTCAACCGCAGTGATAAGCACTGAGTGAAGACGAGGTTTGTCTCCGGGGCGTGCGGCCCAATCAACAAGCGTCTGTCCAATTTTCATCACGCGTCGGTGAGTTGCAGGATAGTCGATGGCTTCACGAATGTCACCATCAGCGTCAGTTTGTTGGAACATGACATTCGGACTGAGGCAACGGATGTTCTTGGCATGCTCGCGATGATGTGTGACGCGGGTGGTTTGTCCGCCACCATCAAAGTCCAACACGAAGATAACATCCCCGCGCTTCTTATCTTCTTCACTCATGCTGTCGAGTACGATGCCTGTCTTACCAACACCTTCGGGACCGATAAGGCCCATGAAAATTTGACTCGTAGGCACTTCGTCACCAGCGTTGACGATTTCGTCCCACACGGATTTAGCAATAGGTTGCTTGACGGGCGTGGTAGGGGCTTCAATCATCTCCCCGGTAGTCGGGTCAAATGGTGCGTCGGTTGTATGTTGGGGTCCAACCTTTGGGTGTGTCAGTCGGGCTTGGTTTTTCAAATCTTTTAGGTTAGGCATGTTATTCACTCTCCGTATTGGGTAAGGTTTGTGTCGCCGCCTTCACCAGCAGGGATAGCGAGGCGTGGGACTGCGTAAACACCGAAGGTCTTGATTGCAGGTTCGGGTCCGTCATCAGTGACGCGCACACTCAATCGTCCGAAGACAATGACCGTGGACTTCACTGCGTATGGTTTCCATCCTTCATCGGTGGCGTAATCAAACGGGTGTCCGTCATCGCCAAGCACTCCGTGGATGTAGCAAGGTAGGTTCTGTCGGCGGCTTCCGTTGAATGTGCGCATGAGGTCAAAGGATGACAACGACATTGAGTAGTCGTGACCAATCGGGTCCCACTCAGTCTCGCGTGCTTCCTTTCGCATGTCACTGACTTTGCCTCTTACGAAGACAAGAGGTCCGACAGGGTTGTATCCGGGGACAATTTCTTGTCGCGTCTCAAAGACTTCGGCAAGTGATGAAATGTCCTTGATGTAAGCATGGAGTCCGGGGACAAGTCTGTCCGGTCGGATAACATCACGAATCTCTTCTTCAACAAACTCGTTGCCGTAAGTGAAAGATGCAGGTAGTGGGTAAGCAGTGTAGGAATCAGCCCACTCCGGCTTGACATTCGCGCTTTGAGGTCGCACTTTGAGTGTACCTTCTTGGAACAGTTGAGGGATGAACCACTCATCGGGGTTCTTGGAAGTCACGCTGATGCGCAATATTCTTTGTTCGTTCAAGTAGTTGTCCTTGTCATTACCGAGGAAGTAGTAAGTTCGTTGGTGTCGGTAAGGTGTGATTGGCTCACCGTAGCGGGACCACTGTTGGTTGTTTTGAAGGATGGCGATGCTCAGTCCGTGTTCTTCAAAGAGGAACCACGGCTTGATACCGGATGATTCTTCGGTAGCCTTCGGTCCATCGACTCCCTCAAGCATCCACACACCGCTCTCGGTGTATGCGCGGGCCACAAGTCCATCTGCAACGGCCCCGTCAAGGTCATTCAATGCGGCTTGCACAGCAGGTCCGCGCTTTCGTTCTTGGCTGTCACGGACCTTCGGGTCAACACCGATGAAGTATCCGACGAGTTCAACTGCGTTGTTGGTTCCGCCACTCATGACGCGTCGCTCAACCACGAAGGTTTCTGCGGCATCAATCATGAAGTCGTCTTCTTCATCTTCGGGGTTGTCAACACCGAGTTCGTTCTTGAGGTAGGTGAAGAAATCACCTGTCGCGTCATCAAGACTCTTTCCGTTCTTCTCAGCCCACCACTTAAGGCGTTCTTCCACATCGCTGTGGAGGCTGTTGTTGTTTTTGGCTTCAGTTTGGTTTAGGTTTGGCATGTTTAGTCCTCCTTGTTTTTGTTTTGGTTTTTTGTGTGTAAGGTCGCTACGAAGTAGTCAATAAATGACTCACTTCCGAGGTCCCATTGGTTCATCTTCAAGACGAAATCTCCCCACACAGAGAAGAAGGTATATAGTTGTTCCGAGGTCATCCCTACGGTTTTCACATATTCGTGAATGCGACGCATGATGTATTGATGGGAAGAGCCTTCCCTTAGCATATTCAGCATGGTTCTGTGGGCAGACTCCCACTCATTTGCGGCCAAGTCGAGAGCCAATGAATCTAAATCATCTTGTTCTTCGGGGAACAATTCAAGTCCACTTAGAAGATGATTACCAATAGCGCGAAGGTCCCCACCGAACTGTGAATGCAGTACCTCGGCGCTGACCGTAGGTGAAATGCCTTGTCTAATAATCAAGTGTTCAATATACGCGCGTACATGTTTTACTTCGTATGGTCGGAATTTGAACATGACGCATCGTGATTTGATAGCAGGAATAATCTTGCTTTGGTCGTTGCAAGTTAGTATCCACCAACAGTTGCTCTTCTCCATGATGCGCTTCAATGAATCTTGCGCAGGCTTGGTAAGACCGTCAGCCTCATCGAGTAAAATCAGTCGCCCACCATCCCAAAGGTTGGTCGCTTGAGCAACTCGCTTCAACTTGTTTCGGATAAATTCAATACCGCGCTCATCACTTGCGTTGTATTCAAAGACTTGCAGTCCGAGATATTCTGCTATAATGTAAGCGGCGCTTGTCTTTCCGAGTCCCGGCGCTCCGTGCAACAGGAGGTTTTGGGGGCTATCAGCATCCCACTCGTCAAGGTAAAACAAGGGCATGTGTGGTTCGTTTGCTCCGATAAAATCGGTTAATTTTCGGCAGGTGAGTTTCATTTTTCTTCCTCGAAATCACTTGCATATTCCGCGTCGCCTTATAAAGGGGGGGTCCAGCGACCACTCTTTCTCGATATTATCTTATTATTATTATAAGAATAATAGTATTACTTTCTTTATTAGAATGATAATAGAATAGTGATAATTGAAACACCAATGCGTCAATAGTCAATCTTCTCTATCTAACAGGTCGATGATTTCAGCAATCTCTTTGTGGGTAGGAGCACGCCCTTTGAAATCCATGAGCCTCACCATCTTCACCATGTTCTTCAAGTCATACACATGCTGTTTGACGGGTGACAGTATGCGGATGATGTGCCGTATCAATTCGGCATCCTTGAGGATTCGTGCATTGATACCCTGCGTGGCGAGCCACATGTTGAGGGCGGGTTCGTCCTTTCGGCTAACCAAGACGCGCCTCTCTACGCGGTAACCAATTCGTGTTTTCGGAGAGAAGTGAACGCTTAGTTGGAACCGACATTCTCTCGCCAGCCAACCGAGAAAGAAAGCGTCTTCATCCATTCGGCTCACTTCTCCATCAAGTCACCAATCTGCATGGCATCCGACTGACCAAGCGTCGTGTCTATTCGTGCAAGATACGGAGCGCGCATCTTCTTAGTTTCCTCATCATACCCAAGAGAGTGGAAGATACCAATCATCCCCTCATCAATATCCATCATACCTTGCGCCTCGTAAAGACGAACCAACTTGTCGGGTATGTCATCCGCTTTCACATAGGCGTAACCCACAGGGAATGGGTCGAAGCCGTCGAGCGCGGCGAGTTTAATTCGTATGCCTTCGCCTTCACGAAAGCCTCCAAGTATCAGTAGCGGTATGTCAAATGTTCTTCTCGGCACAATAAATCCTCCAACAGCCCCACTGTGATAGTAGGGTCGTTCACCATCCAAGAGGCGCAAGGTTTCACCATCCTCTAAATGCTGAACGAGTGCTCTCAAGTGGGCGCGGTCTTCTACCTTCTTAGGATTCGTGGCCCGCGCGGTTCTGTTATCCTTCCATAGATTCGGCTCACCCTCACGGTACAGCCATTCTACGATGTTCCCCTGTTCATCCATCTCACACACGCAATCGTCTTCACCCTCAATGAGAGGGGCGCGCGCGATACGAAGTCCTTGACGGTCATACGAGTATAGCCTTCGGCTCCGCCTGTGTACGAAGTAGTTTTTTCCTCGGACGATTTCGTAGTGTGTTTCTTTGAAGGGTAGTGACCATTTATTCCAGCGAGAATAGTTGGGCGCTTGGAAGGGATAGGTTGGTTGAATGGCATACTCAGTCGGGAGTGTGTTGTTTATGGCGCGTTGGATAACTTCGCCCGTCGGCATGAGCGCACGCATTTGTTGAAGATGATTCGTGTCGTAAGGTGTGGTGAGCGCTACGGCTCTCATGATAGGGCGTTTGTTCAACGCGCTCCGACCAAAACAGAAACCCCAAAAAAGCATCGCACTCAATTGCGACATTGACTGGAATAGAATGTCAGCGTTCATTTCATTCTTCAAAATCATATCCTTGAACTCAATGGCTTGTCGAAGCGTTATTGATTCGGCTACCTCAGCGGGAGATTCGGATGCAAGAAGCGTAGGCATTTCTTGTTCGTCCATGAGCGCTTCGTATTCTTCGGGGAACAACCCATACGATTCGGCTAACATGGAGACAACATGGTGAGGTTTGATTGAACTTCGTGGACTTGCGCAACACAGTGTGATAATATCGTGCGCATCCGATTCGTGTTTCGTGAAAAGGTCGGAGAGTATTTTCGGGTGCTTTGGTTCTGTTTGATGCGCCGCAACAACATTCGCCAAAGCCTCGAACTTCACTCTTCCTCATCCCCGCGCTCATTCGTGCGGAAGATTAGACCCCTCAAGTGTGGAGGCACTGCACGCCCGTTCCAGTTGGATGGCATGATAACGACTGACGCGTCTTCAAGTTCCTTCATCATCGTGCCGCTGTCTGCTATCTCTATGATTTCACCGCGCTCAAGAACATTCATCCCATCCATAGAGAAGAACAATTCGTCACCGGCAATGAGGTGAAAGTCCATAGGCGCTAACTCCTGCTCGTCATCTTCGTGTTTAACCAGCACGCGCCATTCACCGTTCTCCAACTCGCGCCATTCAGCATTCTCCAAATCAAAATCAACAAGCGGTATGCCACTCTCTTCGTGTACCCATTGTTTCGCAGTATCTTGCGCGGCTTGCATTGGGTCATCGACAACCTCAACTCCATCTGCATTCAGTGTGATTCCGATTTCAAGACACACTTTACCGATGCGCTCAAGAGGAAGGATGGAAGACGGGGTGGCTTTAGTGATGCGAAAACCATCCTCTTCTTTGACGAGGACTGCATCAGCGATGCCCCATGTATCTCCTACTTGCATTCGTTCGTAGTGGTCTTTCGTCCATTCAATGTCTTCTGCCGTAGGCTCCCAACTATCTTCAATCATATCTCTTCACCTTTGAACCACCGAAACTTGTTGCAACAACGCGCGGGGATAATGATATACTCTTTCTTGTCAGTGAATAAAGCGATTTGATGTGGGTCGATTCCTTCACCGCAGGAGCATACGATGGCATCGGAGAGTAGGTGGGACGCATAGTCGAATCCTTCGATTGAATAGTGAATACCATTGTCGGGATTCCTAATCGTCGCGTTCTTGACAGGTACACCGTCAGCCATCGGATGCTTAAGGAAGCCATCCTCTCCAAAATGGCGCGTGCCTAACTGGTAACGGGGCATTATTCACCCCCAAGAGGGACAACCTATTTATCCTTGCGGAAAAGCGGCGAGCGCTACATCAAAGGTTTGACCCGTAAAATCGCACACAATCTCAATCTTGTGGAAGATACCATGAGTCGCGGTTCTGTAAATCAACATGTCAACAAGCGCGTCGGGATGTCCACCACATGGACAGTGAGCGTAAGGCACGATGATAACATCAAGCGGTTCTTGAGGCGCGGGCATCATTCTTCCTCGTCCTCCTTCTTCTTTCCATTAGGTAAAGCAAGTTCGGGGTGCAGTCGATTGAAGTTGTTCACGCCGAGCATTGTCGCGTGTGTCATCATTTGAAAGATGTTGTAATCTCTAAATGGATGGAAGGAAGCAAGCGAGTCTCTATACTCGCGCCTGTCAAGTTCTGCTTTCATCGCACAGACTCTTGTGATTTGCTTGCGTAACGACGCTAAGTGTTTGTGTGCAAGGCTTCTCAGTATGCGGTCCGGCAAGTCTTCCAGCAGGACAAACCTGCCGTTCTTTAACTGCACAGTGTATGGTGCTGACGGAATGCTCTCTTCCTCTCGGAACTCATCGCTCATCTCTAACCACCTGCATAGTTCCTGTGCATTTCTCAGTCGCGTGTCCTACAATCAACTTGCATTTACCCGCGCTTCTCATTCTTTGGCTTCCGCATTTGCGGCATCTTCTCATCTTTCTTTTTCCGTGTGTCATAGTAATGCACCTTTTCCTTTCTTCAATTTAGTCAGTAATGCTTTGCCAATTGCTTCACGCGTCTTGCCGGTTTCACCGTCAAGGATACGCTCAACGAGGTCTGCTTTGTCAGCAACCACTTGGTCAAACATTGAATCAATGGTGTCCTTAGCGGACAGTACCACCTTGTGACAGGTAGATTCTTCTTGTGTCATACGGCGAACGCGCGCCGCCGCTTGCTGTTCCCATGCTGGAACCCACTCACGCTCAACGAAGAGTGCAGTGTTGGCGCGGTCAAGGTTGACTCCTTCACGCATGGCGTTGGTGGAACAAACAAGGAAGTCCGAACCACCTGCTTGGAACTCTTCAATGATAATTTCTCTTTCATTGGATGGTGTTTGACCTGTGATACATCGGACGACGAATGCTTCATTGTGTGACATCAGTAAGCGTTCAGTCAATTCATCAATCACATCTAAGTGATGCGCAAAAATAACGAGCGGCTTGTCATTCTCAAGGAAGTAAGTTGTTGCCCACTTAACAGCCGCCTCCACTTTGTGAAGACCTGCTTCGTGCCGCAACTCAGTCATCATGTTGAGTGTGAAGCCCGCGTCGGTGGAACCAAAGTTCTGTTGCTGGTCAACCCATGATTGCATCCAAGAGTTGTGCGTGTTCTTGTAAGCAGTCGTCTGCTTATCAGTCAGTTCGACGGGGATGATGCTTTCAACAAGCGAAGGCATTTCACCTGCGATACGCGGGTCGTCCATAGAGCGACGCAACATGAAGTCACGCAAGATGTGGTTGAGGGGTGTCGTTTGTCCGTCCCATGATTTGTCAATGTTGGATGAGCCACTCATATCCCATCCGAACTCAGTCTTGCGCGCATTACAATACTTCTTTGCGAAGACGAAAGAGTTGCTGAATGTCGCGGGCATCATCAAGTTGAGGGTGGGGAAGAACTCCATAGGGCGGTTCGTGATTGGCGTACCCGAAAGCGCAATGATACCGTCAATGTTCTTGGCGATGTAAAGCGCGGCTTTCGTGGTGGCCGTCTTTGGATTCTTGATGCGGTGAACCTCATCAAAAATAATGCAGTCATAGCCGATAGCGCGCAGGTGTTCTTTGCGAGCATCCAAAATGTCGTAGTTGATAATGTGGAAACGAGCAGGACGAATCTCGCCCTTCTCTCCACTGATGATTTCTCGGTCTTGAACTGCAAGGTGAACCCACTTCTCAATCTCCTTAGCCCAATTGTGCTTGACAATCGCAGGGCAAACAATCAAGACGCGTTCGTACCGAGCCAATTCAACACAACCGAGGGCTTGAAGTGACTTACCAAGACCCATCTCATCAGCGATGAGAATGCGCTCGCGTCCTCCTGTCATATACATAACAGGAGCGATGCGCTGGTAGGGTCGCATTGATGTGAACGGTTCTTCATCGGGCAGTTCAATGTCAGTCTCCACCGCGCTTGATAGTTCCACTCGTTGGAGCGTTGCTTCATGCGATGCTTTGACTTGTGGGTTGTCTTCGATTGCATCAGCCAATGCCTCAAAGAGAGGTCGGACGGCTGTTGATACAGCCATAGCAACACCGATAGGTATCACCCATGACTTAGAAGCATTGACCCACTTGGCTGAACCTGCGGCGGCAGACTTCATAGCCGCGTTGATTTCCTTCCAGTTGGGTTGGAAGTCCCATTTCATGATGAGATTGTCGGGAGCAGTGTATGTGACAGTAGCGTTGGAAGAAACCTCAATAGCAGTCTCATCGTATTCTAACCCATCCACTGTAATGTCATGGTCAGCGAGGAAAGCGAGAGCCTTCTCAATCACATCAGCGCGGTCTTGGATAGCCCAAAGACCCATGCCTCCGTTCCAAACCATTTGAGGGAACGGTAGCGCGGCCTTCATCTCATCCTTCAAATTGAATGGGACTTTCTTGAGTGCGACTCGCGCACCGTAGTTGTCTGTGTATCGTTCGTATGTCATGTTCATTCTTCTTCACCTCGTTCCTTCATCCACGCTTCGTAGCCGATGAGTTCTGCGGTATCCCATCCTTCGGTGAGTAATCGGTCTGCCTCCCTCTTGCTAATGCCTGTGTTTTGCCACACTTCGGGATAGTAATCGGTCTTCACCCAAAGCGTGCCTGTCCCTCGGTCAGTATCGTAGGCCATGTGGTTGTCCGTCCAGCCGTGTTGCTTGAAGAAAGCCTCGGCCATCTCATCCCACGCATCAGCAGTTCGCTCAATTCGTTCTTCTTCCAGTTTCATGTATTCTTCGTATCGTTCGTATGTCATGTTCATTCTTCTTCACCTCGGTCACCGTAGATGTTCTTAGGGTCAACATCTCCCCAAGTCAAATGCTTGCGCGTCTGTTCGTAATAAGCGCGGTTGGACTTAATCACACTTGAGTCGGATACTGACAAGGGGACAAGCGCGTCACCGTCAATGTAAAAGTTACCGAACAAGGTTGACTGTCCAACCATCTCGTTTGAGAGAGCGCAACGACTGTCAATGATTGAGGCAACCTCGTTCAGTTGCTTCATGAGTTCGGGGTACTGTTTCATCTCAGCGTCTTTACCCCACTTGATAGCGGCGGCGCGAGTGTTTCGGAACAACCAGCGAGCATTCTCGCGGGACACAACAGCCCAACGAATCATCGGATGACCATCAAGCGGCTCGAAGGGGAGGTCGTCAATGACCCCACCTTGCTCTTTGATAGCAGAGACGATGATTCGCGCACCGTCAAATGCGGCAGACTCACAGTCAAGCCAACACATCATGTCGGCAGAGCGAACAGGGTTCTCATCAAGGACAAAGAAACTCATACTCCCCCCTCCAATCGAAACCAACCTTCGCTGATGTGCAAGTCAAGTCGTTCCTCCGTCATAAACCACCAAGACATAGCGGGAGGCCATACATTAGAACACTCGGATTCAATCATGTATTCATCGTCGCCTGTGATGATAATTTGCTTGATAATTTCATAACTCATTCTTCTTCACCTCCGTTAAGAAAGTCTTGAACAGTCATGTCCTTGTTGTTGTCGGTGATGCAAAGCGGGGTAATGATAGCGTTCTGTTTGCTTGTTCGTGCAATCTCATAGAACGCGTTGCAGTGCATACACTGAATCCGCATGTGGTCAACCTGTGTTTGGCTCGCACCGCTTGTTTTTTCAACAATCCAAGAGTGACCCGACTCAGCACAGTGGTTAAGGTCTTGCAGTTTGTGGACGCGCTCAACCATCATCTCGGCTTGCACCGCCATTTGCGCTTGCTGGATACGCATCTTTTCCAATGCTTCTTCGGGACTCATTCAATCACTCCCATGTATTCCTTGAACAGTTCGTAGTGTTCGTTGCGACCTGCTTCACCAAGTCCGTCCCATACGGACTGAATGAAATCACGCAAACGCTCAACTTCTTCAAGGAGAAGTGGTGCGTCTGCTATGAGTTCTTCATCAGCCGTGTTGTACGGTATGCTTCCGTCGCGGATTGATGTCACCGACCAATGGCCGGGTGTGCGTCCTTCGTATTTGTCTGTGTCAATCATTCAATCACCTCATATCCAACAATAAACCATGCGCTGTTGAGTATAGCGTTCTGCCATTCCCCGCATGACTGGCATGAGTAATCAGCATTTATTTTTGAAAGTGTGAGGTTGCCTCCATTCTCTCCGCAAAAGCAACAAGGTGGTGTGCGTCCTTCGTATTTGTCTGTGTCAATCATTCAATCACCTTACCTTCTTCATCTTTGTATAGTCTAAGCGTTCCAATGTATTCGCATCCTTCAAGGCGCATCGTTACACAATAACCTTCATCACGACTTCCCTCATCAATGCTCAACAGTTCACGCAACCGCTCGACTTCTGCGAGTGATTCGTTGTATGCTTCAAGTAGTTCCACCAAATCTCTTCGGCTCATGTTGTCTAAATCGTCTGTGTCAATCATTCTTCCTCATCCTCCATGCGAGTGATTTCAATCTCATAGACTTCGTAGTCCATCATGGGAGCAGAATCATCATGCGCCCATGCGTCCTTCTCCGCTTCTGCATCATTGTCAGCATACACAACGAAAGTGTATTTGACTGTCTTCACAACTTCGTATTCTTTGCTCATTCAATCACCCCCATCAATCGCGCGACTTGGTTTAAGTATCCAGCACCGCTTGTATTAGCGCGGTCACTGAATGCTTCTTCAAGCAACTCCATCAGTTGTTCGTGTTTCATTCTTAGTTGGGCTTCGTTCATGTTTGTTTGTCGGGTCATTTTCATTCCTCCATTTGTTCCCACCATTGAGGCGCGGGAGTACCTTTGTTCCACGACGCAAAGCGTCGCTTGTCTTGTGAGTAGTATGTCCGATACGCTTCTACGGTAGTGTAGCGCGAAGTATCGTAAAGGTGCGGGTATCGTTCTTTATTGAAAGCGCGAGCGAAAGCAGTGCGTACTCCCATAGGTAACAGGCGAAGCGCGTCGTTGCTGACCATCTTGAGAATCTTGACTTCGCAAGCATGTTCGCGTGAGAATCTCAATCTGTATTCCGTACACAACTGATAGGCGTGGTTGTAAAGCCACATGTAGTTGTTGATGTTGATAGAAGTCCATACCGTACATGGGTGATGTTGATAGCCCCCTCGGTACGGACGGCCATTGGCATTGAGTGGCATGAGTTCATCACCCGCTCCGTGTTTGCGAAGCGCACTCGCCATCATCTGCGCGCTCTCGACTATCATTTTTGGTATGTGTTTGTCGCACATCATTCGCGCGGCAAGGATAGGGTCTTCGTCCAATACGAATATGTTCATTGAATGCGCCTCCACAGTTGTTCCTTTGCGTCGGGACCTTTCCTAACAAGGGTTGACTTCGTGAAGTTGGGGCTGACCCTCAAGATGTAAGAGAGGACTTGGGTGTTCGGCAGTTCCTTGTGATGGAAAGGACGGTTGCGTTTGATATACAATTCCGGTGTGTAGTCGCGCAACGCCAATCGTATCGAGTGGCAACTATGTTCTTCTCCTACGGGGACAATCTTGCAGATGTAATCATGGTATCGTCGGTGTGCGGGTTTCATTGGTTTCATTCTTCTTCACTTCCTTTCTTTGCTTGTTCTTTTTCGTACTGCCAAGCGTTTCCAATCTTAGCAATCTCTTGATTTCTTTCGTCAACCATCGCGTGGTTTCCGAAGTTGAGTGGTGGTAGTTCTCCAGCGACAACGCCTCCGTGTTGAGCGATGAGTTCCATCAATACTTGTGGAGTGACGAATGCTTTCATCTTGTCTTCACTGTTGTAGCATTCGGGTGTACCGTCTTCAACCACAATCTCCACCGCGCCGTAAGACTTAGCGAAGTCATTGCGAGGTGAGCAGTAGTTGATGCTTGATGCTTGCACGCTGATGACAGTTCCATCCCTGCATAGGATAGGTTTGAACATCATTCCCATTCCCCCGTCACTGGATTGAAAGACTTGGCTTCGGGTTCATCGGGGACTTCGATGCGTGGAGCGATGAAGGCCACCCAATCTTGACAAGGGAGTTCCATGCGAAGGATGTTCGGGTGTCCGCGTTGAGCGCCACCGTAGAAAACAATGTCGTCCGAGACTCGCTTGTAATGTTTGTTCACAAGGCGTATCAGTTTGCTGTCATACCAAGCGTCGTGGATTAGAACAAAGTCTTCATCGTTGGTTTGCATCCGCAAGTTGTCACAAGAGCGCATCGTTGTTTTGTCAACACTGTTGGTGGTCGCGAAGTATTTCTCATTCACACCGAAGTCATACTCAAGTCCGTGATTGATGAGTAAGTCTTGTCGCGCCGCATCAGTGACAGGTACAATGAGCACAGTCGATGCGTCATGCAAGATACCCGAAGCGTGTCCGTTTGCACCTTCCCATGCGTCGGGACCGGATGTCAAACGGAGAGGGTTGGTCTTTCCTTCCAACCACTTCTCGGTTGTGATTCGTACAGGCATTCAGTCCACCTTCCAGTGCTTGTTCTGTCGGCCCTCAGCGATAGCAAGGTTCGCAGACATGAAGTCGGCAAGACCTTTCTCATCAACATCGCCCCACTCTTTTCGTTGGAAGCGATAGTATTCTTCGGGGTTCATACCGTATGGTGCTTCGGTCATGAACTCACCTGTCGTTGGAACAAAGGTGCGCTCCGGCATAGAGTCACATGGTTGAGCAACAAGGCTACCTCGGTGTCCACTCATGTTGAGGTCGCGTCCCATGTAAGACCAGCCCCATGCGCCACGACATTGTGCGCCACGACATGGGCAGTCGCCAAGCATGATGGGTCGTCCGTCAACATAAGCGATACCAAGTACGCGCGTCGGTTCACCGAACATCTCACGGATGACTGAGTAAGTATCAACCCACTCACCATCGTCGTCTTGAAGCATGAATGCCTCAGTGAGAATCATCACTCGGTCTTCGATTGTTTCATCGCTGAGGTCAATGATTTGTCCAACGCTTCGTGTCACTTTTCTACCATTAGCATTGGTCGTTTCTTTGTTCTCTGCGTTCAGTGTCCATTGAATGCTCAAGACATCATCTCCTTAAGAATGTCAAAGAGCGCGCGGTTGTCTTCTGTTGTACGAGCAGTCATGATGTGGTGGCTGATTCTTCCCTTGACAATATCAACGGTGGTCATGTGGTATTGCGCAAGCACTTCAAGGATGAGTGGCTCAGTGAAGAGGTCATCGTCATCATCAGTGCGAGGGATGGGTTCGTTGGTCAGCAGGGTACGAAGACCATCATCGTCGTCAGCACCGAGGTCAGCGAGAACCTTCTCAGCAACCTTGACAGCATCGGGTGTGTCTTCGTTGGTGAAGGTGTTGCCACCCTCTTTGGTGTAGAGAGGTACAGGTATCTCTTCGCCGTCAACACTCATACCCAACGGGAAGTAATGCACGCGCATCTCTCCTTCTTTGTTGAGCATTCTCGTCTTGCCAATCATCTCGTAGTTACCTGCGGCATCACTTAGGTTCGCGTGTATCCTTTGGGCAACCACATCGGGCATGGCTTCTGTGTCAATGCAAGCGAAGACTTCGCTGGCGGTCATTGGTCGGTTCTCACTTGTCACAATTCTTGTGACAAATGCAATCTTGGCTTCGTTCTTGTTTTGTTCGTATTTGTATCTTGTTGGGTTCATAATAAATCCTCCATTCTTGCTACGCGCTCATCATTCCATGAGCAACATAAGT